TCGACGCCGTACTCGTGGAACGCGAGCTACCCGGAACGCGAGGATTTTTACAAGCCGACATCCTGGTACATCATGGGTCGCAAGACCCACGCCGACCGCATTCTCACGTTCATCAGCCACGAAGTACCCGACCTCCTGAAGCCGATGTATAACTTCTCGGGCATCTCGCTGATCCAGCTTGGCGAGATGGCGGTCAACATGTGGCTTCGCACGCGCAAGAGCGTGAACGACCTTATCAACAATTTCTCGATGCTCGTACTGTCGACCGACTTGCAAGCGACCCTCGAGGATGGCGCGCCCGACGGCTCCGGGCTCCTTGCCCGGCTCAACATTCTGACCGCGACACGCAACAACCAGGGCGTGAACGCAATCAACAAAGATACCGAGGAGCTCGCATTTGCCGAGGCGTCGCTTGCCTCGCTCGACAAACTGCAGGCTCAGTCGCAGGAACACATGGCTGCCGTGTGGCACACGCCGCTGGTTAAGATTTTCGGCGTCGTGCCCACGGGCTTGAACGCGACCAGCGAGGGTGAAATTCAGGTTTGGTACGACTGGATAATGGCGCAGTGCGTGCATCTATACCAGCCGAATTTGCAGAAGCTCTTGAACGCGATTCAGTGCTCGTTACTCGGCAAAATCGACGACGATATCGTTATCCATTGGGTGACGCTCGATGAGCCGACGCAAAAGGAGCTCTCGGAGATTCGCAAGAGCGACGCCGATATGGACACGGGCTACATCAATGCGGGCGTTATATCGCCCGACGAGGCGCGCGTGCGGCTGCAGTCCGACCCGGACAGCGGTTACTCGAATCTGACCGGCGGGCCGCCCGAGCCGCCCGAGCCCGAGGAACCAACGACCGACCCCGAGGGCGACGCCACGCGCGAGCACGAGGCGAGCGAAGCGGACAAGCAGCGCCAGCACGAGACGGGACAGGCGGCGCTCAAGACGGCGGCGGCTGCGGCAAAGGCTCGTGCGCAGCCGGCGGTCCCGATAAAGGCGAAGACCGGACCTTAGTTGACACGCTAGGATCGGTCCTATAGGATCGGTCCTCAAATGATGACTTGCCTGCAGTGCTCGACGCCGTTTCAGCCTAAACCTATGGGCTATAACGCGCGTTACTGTTCGGACAAATGCAAGCGTCGCGCGCAACGCGCTCGACTTAAACGGGACAATCCGAATCAACTGACGCAATCTCGCGCGCGAAGCTACATCAAAACCAAAGAATACCCCGCGCGATACGCCGTACATTTGAAAAATTGTCGTAATAGCCGCAAGGCCGTGAGACTTTGGAGACAGGAATTTAAGCTATCCAAAGGCTGTATTGATTGCGGTTATCGAGGACATTTCGCCGCATTGGAGTTTGACCACGAAGGGCCTAAGTCTGCCGAGATAGGCCGTATCGGAAATATCAAGGGACTGATGGCGGAAATCGAAATGGGTCAATGCAAAGTTCGGTGTGCCAACTGTCATGCAATCAAAACATGGGAACGCCAAATTGCGAAAGCCTGATTTGATTATTGGGCCGCGAAACAACCCGCAGACTATACGCTGGCATCTATTCGTGTTGCGTGGATGGCAGCTGAGCCTGCATAAATGGCTGCGGAGCGACGACGACCGCGCGCTGCACGATCACAAGGGCGATAGCATCTCGCTGATTCTTAGCCGGCAAGGGTTCGTCGAGGTCGTGCGCGAGTATTACCCAGACGGCATGCAGCCACCATTGCGGCGGTGGCCATCAGGATGGGACGCAGGCGTACGCTCGCGTCAAGCCGACGGCAGATGGTTCAAGGACCGTAAATACTACCGGCGCGCATGGCGCCCGCTGTTTCGCAAAGCCGAGACGCTGCACCGAATCGAGCTCATCGATTCCCGCCCCGTGTGGACGCTATGGCTTCGCTGGCCGCAACGCCGCCGATGGGGCTATATGTGCCCGCAAGGCTGGCGCGACGCCGACACATACAACACGAACCGACAGGGCGGCGTCGATGATTACTACTCGACCGGCGTCAGCGAGGTAGGGCGCGGATGCGATTGAAGAAAACGAGCGCCCGTCAGGTAATGGACGCGGCGATTATTGAACGCAAAGCGACAGATAAACCCGCGGAAGCTCGCCCGACTGTTGACAGCAAGCCGCGATGGTTTCGCGGAGCATTGATTAAACCACGTAAGGAGTAGACTTTGACGACACCAAAACGACCCCGCAAAACCCTTGACGACCTCCGCGCCGCGTACGACCCGACGGTTAAGATCCCGTCCGCCGTCCGCAAGGCGTTCGCGGCGATGGCCCGGGACGGGGATGATTGGGAGTACGAGATAGACCTTGCCAAGCGGGCTGACTTATCTGTCAATCAACTGCCCGAAGCACGCCCGTCGTTCGCCGCGCATATCGTTATCGTGCCGGGCGCCCACAAGAAGACGCCGCGCAAAGTCTGGTTTGCTGATGCTAAGATGGCGGCGAAATTGTGCAAGGAACAACCCCGCGCGTTCAAACACTGGGCGCCCGACGAGGATTAGGCCATGGCGAAGAAATTAGCCGATTTCCGCAAGGTACATGACCCGCAACTCATCATTGCGGACCTCAAGCGCCAGCTTGAGGAGGCGAACACCGAGGCGAACACCGCCGAGGCGTTGCGCGAATTTCTCGGCACCGCCAAGCTTGCCGTCAACGAATTGCAGCTGCCTTCGTGGGCGTACGAACCGAAAAAGGCGAAAGCCCCCGGCGTGCCTAAGCTCATGCTGTCAGACTTGCATTGGGGCGAGCAGGTACGCGCCTCGCAAATCGGCGAGGTCAATTCGTACAACCTCGCTATCGCGCGCCGCCGGCTGCGCACCGTGGTCGAGTCAACGATTTTTCTCTGCAAGATTATTGACCCGGAAATGCGTTACCCCGGCATCGTTATGCCCTTAGGCGGCGACATGATTAGCGGGAACATTCACGACGAACTGTCGGCGTCGAATGAACTCAACACAATGCCGACGCTCATGGATTTGTACAAGCATCTCGTGCCGGCAATCACATTGATGGCTGATACGTTCGGACACGTCTTCTTACCCTGCGTGAGCGGCAACCACGACCGCGACACCAAAAAGATTTGGTCTAAGGACCGCAATCACACGTCGTTCGGGTGGCTGCTCTACCAGTTCCTCGCTGCGCATTTCGAGAACGACAGGCGAGTTACTTTCTATATCCCAGACGGTTCGGATGCGCTTTACCGCGTATACGGCACCCGCTACCTACTTACGCACGGCGACCAATTCCGGGGAGGCGACGGTATTATTGGACCGCTTGGTCCGGTCACGCGCGGCGAGCAGAAGAAAAACACCCGCAACGCGGCGGTCGGGCAAGATTACGATGTAATGGAATTTGGGCACTTTCACAAGCGGATGCTGACGGCGCGTCTGCGCGGCAACGGTACGCTCAAGGGATACGACGAGTACGCTGCCGACAACAACTTCGGGTTTGAGCCGCCGTCGCAAAACTTTTGGGTCACGCATCCCGACAACGGCTTGTGTTGGGATAACGCCGTATGGGCGGACACCACGACAAAGGCGACCAAAGCGGCAGCGTGGGTGTCGGTGCCCGGCAAATGAAACTGACCTTGCCGACCGACAGCGACGAGCGTAAAAACGTGCCCGTGTTCACCGGCTGCCTGAAATACGCGCCTGCCGCGCTCGCAGGCGTCGCGCGCCACTCCAAGGCGGGGAACGACAAGCACAACCCCGGCGAGCCGATGCACCATACGCGCGGCAAATCGAATGACCACGGGGACTGCATCGTGCGGCACGTCATGGACCTTGCTGACATGCTGGCGGCGCTCGAGCGGGAGTGCGACGCAGACCGCCGCGCGCTGGTCGAATCGCTCTTGACCGAGGCGAACGCGCTCTCCTGGCGTGCCCTCATGTGGTCGCAGGAGCTCCATGAAATGTATGGCGGCGCCCCGCTCGCGCCGGGCGCCCGTGCCGCTCCTCCGCGCTGACCCGCCCGAACACTCGAAAAAGCCCGTGACCGTGCGGGCTATCCACGCTAACGCGGGCGTGGCTGCCTGGTATTACGAGCGGCTCGAGCGGTTGCTTGCCGACATGCACTCGGAAGCCGAGCGCGACTTACTCGCCGCCTATGCCGAGATTTGCGAGGAGCCCGAGTTTGCGCAGGATGCGGCAAATCCCGCGCTGCTCATTCGCGCGGCGCTGCGCAAATGGGGGCTCAAATGGATATCGAAGTTTGACGCCGTGTCGGCCGAGCTCGCGCAGAAGTTCGCCGGTAAGTCGTTCGGCGTGACACAGACCGCATTGCGCGCCGCGCTCAAGGACGCCGGGTTTACGGTCACGTTCGCGCCCACGCCCGCGAGCCGCGCGGCGTACCAGGCGGTAGTCGCCGAACAGGTAAACCTCATCAAGAGCATCCCACAAGAGTACCTAAAAGACGTACAGTCTAAGGTCTGGTCAAGCGTGATGAAGGGCGCGGACATGCATGCGCTCTCGGTCGATTTGCGTAAGACGTACGGTATCACGCGGGACCGCGCCGCTACGATTTCACGTGACCAGAACAACAAGGCGAAAGCCGTTATCGAGCGCACCCGCCGGCAGGAACTCGGCATCACTCACGCCGTATGGCAGCACAGCGCGGGCGGCAAAGTTCCGCGGCGTACCCACGTGGCAATGTCGGGCAAGTCGTACCCGCTCTCGCAGGGCATGTGGGACTCAGCCGAGGACAAGTACGTGTTCCCGGGCGAGCTGATTAACTGCAGGTGCACCTCGCGCGCCGTGATTCCAGCGTTTGAAACCATCGAGCAGGCTAAGCGGCGGTCGCCCGAGACACCGCTGTTACGAGCAGCCGAGCGTCGTTCGCGGTAAATCGCACCGCAATAACCCGCTATGTGCGTTACCGCACAGACAGGCGTATACTGCCTGTGCGGGAATCCCTTAAACGTACGGACGCGTTAGGGCGGCTCACATGCCTAGCTCGGTTATTGCGGTTACTTCCAACACTGCCAGTTGCTTCCAGCAGTCGGGTCCGACTGTGGGTTTTCAAACGAACCCGACGGAATCCGGGCGCATCCTGATACCGACCGCCACGGCGCCGGGTCCGACCGCCCAACTGCGCATCATTAACTACGCTAATGACATGGCGTACATCGAGTTCGGCGACGAGACGGTCGAGGCGTTCAAATGGGCCGGACCGCCCCCGCTTACGTGCAGCTATCCGATGTTGCCGTTTTCCGTTATCGTGTTGAATGTCCCCGTTAACATTGACTTGTACCTCGCGTGCATTCTGTGGGAAAGCGCAGGCGGCATGTACGTGACGCCGGGGCTGGGGAACTTCCAAGGTTGACGCGCGCGTTAACCAGCGTATAGTTACCCACGTCATCAACCACATTGCGAGGGTCTATGAAACTCATCTACTTGGCCGCGCTGCTCGCGGTATCTGGCTCGGCGTTTGCCGGGCGCGTCTGCCCGCCGCCTGATTCTGGCTTGCCCTGCGTGGACGTGTCGACCACGACCGTCAGCGTCCCTGGCACGCCGCCCCCGGCGCCCCCGCCGACCCCGCCGAGCGCCCCGCCGAAATAAGCGAGGCTAGCTAGCCGCCGGCTTGTTCGGGCATAATCTAGCGATGCCCCTTCAAGCCGGTAAATCGCAAGCTGCCATCTCGGCTAACATCCGCGAATTACGTTCGTCGGGATACGCCGAGAAACAGTCCGTCGCGATTGCCGAATCGAAAGCCCGCGGCGACTGCGACCTCGTGCCGGACAGCGATGACTGCTCGCTCGAGATGGACTCCGCGGAGGTCGAGCTAGAAACCGCCATCGAGGCGGGCGAGGAGGAGCTAAAACACCAACTGAAAGCGCTCCGTTCGCTGAAAGCAAACGATTCAATCGCGCTCGACCGTGCCGTTCACGAACTCGACCGGGACGGGCATCTCCATGTCGAGGGCGCCAATATCTCGAAAGCGATGGTATGCCCGTACTTCGGCCGCGAGATTCCGAACGCCGACGCGCTCGGGCTCGAGCCCGACAAGACGTACATGCTCTATCGCGACGCCGCCGAGCTCGGCTCCGCTGCGTCCACGTACGAAAACAAGCCGCTGATGAACGACCACGTGGCTGTCAGCGCGGACAACCCGAACAAGTTTTACATTGTCGGCTCGCTGTCGAACGTGCGCTTTACGTTCCCCTACCTCAAAGCCGACGTGACTGTATGGGACGGCGAAGCCATCGCGCGTATCCAGTCCGGAGAGCAGGCTGAGATATCGTGCGGCTACCGCTACCGCGCCGACATGTCGCCTGGCACGACGCCGAGCGGCGAGAAGTACGACGGCGTTATGCGCGAGCTCGGATGCAATCACGTGGCGCTTGTGGCGGCGGGTCGCTGCGGTCCGGATGTCACGGCGTCGGCGAGCTAGTTGCAACTCGCCCGCCACTTCACGTAATATCGCCTCAACTGAGACTTCTGTCACACTTCATCCAAGGTTATGCCCATGAAAGTTTCCGCCCTCGCAGTAGCCGTCGCATCCGCTCTCGGGCTCGATTCGGCTCAGACCTTGAAGGTTAAGAGCGCCATCGACGTCGCGTTCGCCGCAGACAAGGCGAAGGACAAAGCGAAGGATGAGGGCGGGCTCGGCAACGTCGAAATTGAAAAGGCGAAGGACGCCGAGAAGGACGAGGAAGCCAAGGACGAGTTTCCGCCCAAGGAGAAAGCCGAGGACGAGGACGAAACCGACAGCGACAAGACGCGCGGCAAGGACAAGGCGAAGGACAAGGCGAAGGACGACATGGACGACATGGACGCCGAGGACGAGGACGAAACCGTGCAGCCCAAAAAGTCGGCTACCGGAAACTCGGGTGCCGGCGGCGCCGAGCCCACCAAGGACAAGAAAGCGATGGACGCGGCAATCAAGCTCGCCATCGACGCGCGCGACGCGCTGCACGCGGCTCGCCGTGAGGTCGAGGGTGTCGTAGGGGTCGTGACGTACGACAGCGCTGCGGAAGTGTACGGCGCCGCGCTGAAAAAGCTTGGCGTCGACACTGCGGGCGTGGACCCTTCCGCTTACCGCTCGATGTTCCAGTTGGCTGTTGACCGTGAAACCGCGCGAACCCCCGTGTTCGCGAGCGACTCGGCGACCGTCGCGGGAATGGCTGGCGCGATCAAGGGTTACAACCGAATCTAAGTTTTCACGACAGTAAACAGGACGCACGAACATGCCCTTTCAGTCAAAAGTTAATCTCGTACAGGCTCCCGGCGTTGCCGGCGACTTCGCGAGCACGAACCCGTTCTCTTCGGTCCTGACTGCGCCGGGCGGCCTAGTCGCCCCCGCGGGCGGCCTCACGGTCGGAAACTTCGCATGGGTAGGGCCCGCCGGACAGGTGTCGCAGTCTTACGTGAGCGGTTGGCAAATCGGCTTTTTGGGACGCAATGAGCAGGCGCTCATTACCGAATATCTCGGCGAGTATTCGCTCGTAGTGCCCGAGGGGTTCATGGTCACGCTATTCAACGGCGGCGACTTCTGGGCGTACTTCGCGGGCGGCGCAACGGCGCTCGCCACGGTCTACGCTGACGAAGATACTGGTGCCCCGCAGATGCAGGCGACCAACAGTTTCACCGGGTCGATTGGCTTCACCGGCACCGGGTCGCTGGCGACCGTCGGCGGGCAGGGTCAACTGACCCTCGTCACCGTGACCGGCGCGAGCATTGTCACGATTGGCGATGTTGTGAGCGGCACCGGCGTTGTGTCGGGAACGACCATCACGGGCCTCGTGAGCGGCACGCCGAGCGCCATCGGCGCGGTCTACAGCTTGAGCGCAGTTCCGACCACGGAGTCGACCGAGGCGATTACGACCGCCTCCAGCGTGTTGAACATCACGGCGGTTGCCGACGGCGGATTGTCGATTGGCGACACCATCTCGGGTACCAACGTGACCGCGGGGACGCAGATTGCCAGTTTCATCACCGGAACCGGCGGTATCGGCACCTACGGGCTGCTGATTCCCGGCAGCGTCCCGGTCAACACTGCGTCCGAGACGATTACCGGACCTACGAACATCTCGAGCGGTTGGACGGTCGGACCCGTCTCGCTGACCGGGGCGGGCGTTGCCAAAATCACCCACGCGGTTGCTTAATTTTTCGACGAAACAGGACACACGAACATGAAGCGCATTGCTATCGATCACGCCGCACTCGGCCGTAAATGGGGAATCCATTTCATGTCGGGGTTGGCTCAGGAAGCCCGCGGAATGGTCCTCATGGATCGCGAGATTGCGTACGATGCGCAGCCGACGCTGATCACCCAGGCGAACGCGGGCATTCCTTCGCTGTTCACGACCTACGTCGACCCGGCAATCATCGAAATTGTGATTGCGCCGGTCAAGGCTGCGGAGCTCTACGGCGAGACGAAGAAAGGCACATGGGTGTCCGATACCGCCATGTTCATCCAAGCGGAACGTACCGGCGAAGTGTCGAGCTACGGCGATTTCTCGCAGGACGGAATGTCCAATGCGAACATCAATTTCCCGCAGCGGCAGAGCTACCACTACCAGACAAACACCCGTTGGGGCGAGCGCGAGCTCGCGCGTGCCAGCGAGGCGAAGGTCGATTGGGCGAACCAAGTCAACATGGCTTCCGCGCTGACCCTCAAGAAGTACCAGAACTTCACGTATCTGTACGGCATCAGCGGGCTGCAGTGCTACGGCGGCACGAACGACCCGTCGCTGCCCGCCAGCTTGGCGCCGACGTCCACATGGTTCGGTGCCGATGGCGCCGTGATTTACGCGGACATCCTGCGACTCGTGCAGGAAATTATTATCAACACGCAGGGTCTCGTGAACGCCGAGAGCGCGTTTTCGCTCGGCATCTCGCCCGGCAATGCCGTGAATCTGAACAACACGAACACCTACAACGTGAACGTGTATACGCAGATTAAGACGAACTTCCCCAACCTGAAGATTGTTCAGGTGCCGGAGTTCGCCATTAACGGCGGCGGCAACGCGGACGGCACCGAGTTCGTGCAGCTCATCGTGGAGAGCATCGAGGGACAGAAGGTTGTCGAGGCGGCTTTCACCGAGAAGATGCGCGCTCACGCCATCGTGACGAAGACCAGCTCGTGGGAGCAGAAGAAGTCGCAGGGCACCTGGGGCACCATCTACTACATGCCCGTCGGCGTGTCGTCTTTCCTGGGGGCCTAATCGCCCGCCCGCCATGGGCTGTTGTCCTTCCGCAAACGGCGCCCTCGTCAGTCTCTCCGGAGCTTACGAGGGCGCTTTCGCATCGCCGCCCATCGCGCAAAACCTCGAGGCGCGCGCCCCGTTCCGTTCGGTCACGGGCGGTCCCGGTGCGCCGCGCTCAAACTCACCCGGCACAATTCAAGGTCGGTTCGGCTGGCTGAACTCTGCGTCGGGGCTGGTCAATAACACCCGCGTGGACGCCTCCGACGCCCTCGGCGTGGTCATCCCGCTCCGTTCGCTCAATGGCGCGAACGGAGGTGTAGTAGGCGGTCCGCGCGCGCTCGCGGGTCCGCAGTCCGCGTGGACGTGGCAGTTCTGGGACCCGACCGTCACGCCGTGCGGCGGGCTGCGCGTGCGCCCCGGGCTTGTCGTGACGCTGCACTCGCGCGGTAATTTCTGGCTGCGATTCCCCGGCGGCGCGCTGTACGGGCAGCCCGTCTATGCGTCCCTCGTGGACGGCTCGGCGATCAGCAATGCGGCATCAAACGCCGAACTGACGCCGTTTTTGGTATGCTCGACCTCACCGCCCGGGCAACTTGCTTTGGTTTCATCGGCGGCGATTTTCACCACTTGACTTGAGGAGTAACGACAATGGCTAAGGATTTTTTGATAATCGGGTGTAAGGCGCCCGCGGGAATGAAGCTCGAAATCGGGCAATTGACGACCCGCAAAAACGAGGACGGCAAGACTGTGACCCACCTCGAGAAGACGGCGGCTTATGAGACATACACCATGCACGGGTGGAACCAGCACTCATATCCCATGCGGGTGGCGATGCTGAAATCCGGCAATGCGCCGGACGTGCCGCACGGCATGGACACGCGACCGTACCTGAACCGGGGCGTGCCGCGCGCGTTCTGGGAGCAGTGGAAAAAGGAGCATCCGCGTTCATGGCTGCTACGGAACGGCATCCTGTTTGAAGCGGAGGACGAGCCGAGCGCGGCAGTTCAAATCAAGGACAGCGAGAAAACGCCCGCCGTGCTCGCGCCGCTCAGCAAGTCGGACCCTCGCGTGAAAGGGATTACCGAAGCTGACTTCAAGAAAAAGACCGAGACTGAGGAGTAACCAGCGTGCCCGTAGTTCCGTGTGCGACGATTAATCCGGTCTTCGGTTTGGTGCAATTCAGCGCCGCCGAGTTCCTATCATCGTACCCGGAATTTACGGGCATCAATATCGCGGCGCCGTCCGCGCTCGCCAATAACTTCGCGAGCGCGACGTTGCTGCTCAATAATTCGTGCTGCTCGCGCGTGCAGGATGCAAACACACGGCTGCAATTGCTGTATCTGCTCACGGCGCACATTACGGCTATCGCGCAAGGGTCGAACGACTACGGCATCGGCTCGCCAGTATTCAGCGGTTCGGGCTCGGTCACGGGGGCGACCCTGACCGTCGCGTCCGTGCTGCTCGGCGCGCTCGCCGTCGGCTCATCGCTATACGACGGTCCTAGCGTGGGCGGCTCGCTGCTCGTGCCGGGCGGCGCCATCATTACCGCGCTCGGGACGGGTACGGGCGGCGTCGGTACGTACACGCTCAACACGACGTACGGGTCGCCCGTCACGCTCGAGCCGATGATTGTCACCGGGACGCCGAACATCGTACAGCCGCTCGGCGTGGTCGGGCGCATCTCGGACGCGAGCGAGGGCGATGTTTCGGTGTCGGCAGCGTGGGAAGCCCCGCCGAACGCCGGTCAGGCGTATTACATTCAAACGAAGTATGGCGCGCAGTACTATACGATGACCGCGAAGTTCCGCACGGCGGTTTTTGTGCCGGCGCCGCCCGCCTCCTATTCGCCGTTTGGCGGCGCGGGGTTCGGTCCCTTCACGCCGGGCGGCGGACCGTATGGGTTCTAAAATCATCGGCGGTAAGAAAATGCACCTCGCGCTCGGCGCGCTCGAGCAGAAAATCACGAGCGGCGGCGTGCTGCGCGTGGGATTCCTCGAGGGGTCGAAAGACCCGACGGGAACATCGAACGCGCAGAAAGCTTTTTGGAACGAGTTCGGCACCCGCTCGGCACCGCCGCGTCCGTTCTTCCGGACGACCATAGCGCAGCAGTCGAAGGACTGGGGGAAGAAACTCGGCGCCGCGCTGAAAGCCACGAACTACGACGGACCGCAAGCGCTCGGGCTGCTCGGACAATCCATGCGCGACGACGTAGAGAACAGCATCGCGCAATGGTCGACGCCTGGTAACGCGCCGTCGACGGTGAAGCGTAAAGGATTCGATAAGCCTCTCGTGGACAAAGGCGACATGCAACGCGCCGTGGATTACGAGGTCAAGAAATGAATCTGCACGGCATCGTCCGCGGGGCAATCAACTACGTGAACCCCGACATAGTTGCGACGTACCTGTCGAGCCTCGGCGCCACCGTGAACGCCGATTACTCGCAGACGCCGCAGTATGCCGCGCCCGTGCAGGTACGCATCCAAGCGCAGCCGCTCGGTAAAGAGGAGTTGAAGCACGTTGACGCCCTCAACCTGCAGGGCGTTTTCCGCACCGTGTTCCTATTCCAGAACCCGCAAGCAATCGTCCGCGTGCAGGCGAAGGGCGGCGACTTGCTGCAATTCGTGACATTCCAGGGCGAGGCGGTGCAGAACTGGAAAGTGATTTACGTCGCGGGACCGTGGAACGTTGAATACAAGGGCTGGACAAAACTGATTGTCGTCCTGCAGACCGACACGCCATGAGCGTTCCCGCCACAATCATTAACACCCTGACCGATGTCTACACGGCGCTCGGCACGTTCATCACGACGCAACTCGGGCTAGCGAGCGGGCAGGTTATTCAGGGATACCCGAACCGCGTGGCGATGCCCGCGAACGCCGCGGCGGGCTTCGTGGTCATGTACGCCATCAGCAAGAAACGGCTCCGTACCAACGTCGACACCTACTCGGCGACGGTCAGCGACCCGCCCGCGCCCGGCCCCGTCGTCAGCGAGCAGGGGCAGCAAGTCGACGTGCAGCTAGATTGCTACGGCCCGATATCCTCGAATTGGGCAGACATCTTGACGACGTTGCTGCGTGATAACGTCGGGTGCCTCGCCTTGGCGCCGCACTGCCAGCCGCTCTATGCGGACGACCCCATTCGCGCGCCGCTCACGAACGCCGAGGCTCAGTACGAGGACCGCTGGATAGTGACGGCTCGTATCCAATACAACCCGCAAGTTACGACCGCGCAGGAATACGCCGTAGAGCTCGGTCCGGTCGACCTCGTGGACGTTACCCCGGGCGGCGGGTTCGCCCCGCCGGGCTAGACTATCCCCGGTCATAATCGTATCATCAGCGTGACGTAGGTCGCACTTTCAACGGAATCCGTAATTATGCCGCCATCAATACCCGCCTCGGCTCTTGCCAATGTCATTCCCGGCGTGCTAGGCGCGGGCGGAAATCCGCTATCGCTCAATGCGGTTTTCTTGACCGGCGACCCCTCGATTCCCATCGGCGTGGCGCAGCCTTTCGCGAACGCCGTCGACGTGTCGGATTGGTTCGGACCCGCGGCGCCGGAAACGGTCCTGGCGAACGTCTATTTCGCAGGCTACAACAATTGCACCACCCTGCCGGGCACGCTCTATTTCGTGCAGTTCAACACCGCCCCCGTGGCGGCGTACCTGCGTGGCGCGAGTGTCGCTAGTCTCTCCCTGGCGCAACTTCAAGCGCTGTCGGGCACCCTCACGCTGTCGATTGAGGGGCAGCCGAATACTTCGGCGGCAATTAACCTTTCTGGCGCCACGTCGTTCACGAACGCCGCTTCGCTGATTCAAGCCGGACTGCAGTCGAGCACGGCGGTATTCTCGGGCACCGCGTCGCAATCTGCGGGCGTCGTGACAATCTCGGCTACCGCGTCAGGTGAACTCGCCGTCGGCAACGTGCTCGAGGGTACGGGCGTTAGCGGTCCGGCGACTATCACGTCGTTCGGCACCTACACTACGGTCGCCGGCACCGGCACCGTGAACGTGAGCACGTCGGCGACCGTTTCGAGTGGTACCGCCACCGTTGCGGGCTCGGCGCTCGTGACATACGACACGCTGCGGGATGCTTTCGTGATTACCGACGGGCTCGGAACGGGCGTCGTGTCAACCATTGGTTTCCCGACAACGGACAGCTTTGCGACGGGGCTCAAGCTTACCGCCGCCGCTGGCGCGGTCACGTCGCAGGGCGCCGCAGCGAATACCCCGGCGGGCGTCATGGGCGCCGTCGTGGCTGCCACGCAGAACTGGGCTACCTTCATGACCGTTTCCGAGCAGACGCTCGGCAACAAGGAAGCATTCGCCGCGTGGGTGCAGACCACGAATCAGCGTTACCTGTACGTGTGTCAGGACAGCGATTCGAGCCCGACGACGAGCCCGGACGCTACCGGATCGTTCGGCAACATCGTGAACGCCGCGAACGACACGGGCGTAATGCCCGTGTACGACATCAGCGGCACGGGCGTGCTGGCGGCGTTCCAATGCGCCATCGCGGCGAGTGTCAATTACCAGCAACAGAACGGGCGCACGATGTTCGCGTTCCGCGGGCAGTCCGGGCTAGCCGCGCAAGTCACGAACCAGACCGTTTACGACAACCTGATTGCGAACGGGTACAACTGCTACGCCGCGTTCGCCACGGCGAACCAGCAATTCACGCAGAACCAGCCCGGACAGATTTCCGGACCGTTCGAATGGGCGGATACGTACATAGGGCAGATTCAATTGAACGCGAGCCTACAGCTTGCGCTAATGACGCTCTTGCAGACCGTGCCGGCGGTGCCGTACGTGACCCGCGGTTACAACCTGATTCGCTCGGCTCTCGTGGGCAGCGCGGCGAGCGGCAACAGTCCGCCGACCGGACCCATCTCGGCGGCGCTCTACTTCGGCACCATCGTGGCGGGCGTGACGCTTTCCGGCACTCAGTCGGCAGCGCTCAACACCGCGACGGGCGACGCGGGCGCGACGGCGACGATTCAGAACACCGGATGGTATCTACAGATTCTCGACCCGGGCGCCATCGTGCGCGGCGGACGCGGCTCGCCGACCATCAATCTGTGGTACACGGACGGCGGCAGCGTGCAGAAAATCTCAATGTCGTCTGTTGACGTTCTCTAAGGAAAATCATGGCTACCCTCACTTCCGCCAACAGCGAATTTGTTCTGGTCATCCCCGACGTGTTCGCGGGTCCGGTCATCATCCAGGGCTACGCGACCGACGACGCCTTCGGCACCGAGGACGTGAACCCCGTGGAAGCCAAGATTGGCGTCGATGGTCGCAAGTCGTCCGGCTTCACACCGTACCTCGTCAAGATGCTGATTCACATTCAAGCGGACTCGCCGTCCATCGACATTTTCGACCAGTGGAACGGCGCGCTGTACGCAGCTCGCGATGACCTGCAATGCTCGGGTTCCATCATGTCGCCGTCGCTCGGTAAGGCGTGGACCCTTAACAATGGCTCGCTGACCCGCTTCAAGCCGATACCGGATGCGAAAAAGATTTTCGAGGCGCAGACGTACGAGATTACCTTCGAGTCGGTGCCGGTCACGAACATATGATTGCCCGGGATTACGAGTTGGCTATGGACCGTAGGTACCCCTCCTACACGCTTGCCGATTTGGAAAAAGCCGTTGCCGCCGGCCGCGGTACGCCCGAAATGATGCAAGAGATTGCCGACCGCAAAAGCGGCGCTAGCGTAATCAAAGTCACGCCGCAGATTCTCGGCGGCAAGGCTCAGACTCGCGTTGGCAGAATGTGAGCCGCGCGGTTCCGAACTGATACCAATGAGCCGCCGGATACTTCTCGCAGGCCGACCGTCGGCACTCGTCAACGCGCGCTAACGCCTCGTCGTGAGTATCGAACGGTCCCGCGAGCGCTGCGCGCCTATCGGTTTCCGGGTCTATGCACGTGACGTAAAAGCCGGGTTTGTTCACCATTCCTGTACGATACCGCGCCACTGCGCTACACTCCGCGAACCACGTCTCAAAATTGGAGTTTCCCGAATGCGTCGTACTGAACGGCTGACTATTCCGGGCGTGCGCTCGGAAACCCTCGGCGAGCGCGATAACGGCAAGGTATTCATCTTGACCGAGATGTCCGCCTATGCCGGGCAGGACTGGGCGCTCCGTGCCCTGCTCGCCTTGTCCCGCAGCGGCGCGCAGTTACCCGTGGGCGCGCTCGGCGCCGGATGGGGCGCCCTGGCATCGTTCGCGTTTGGCGCCCTTCTGGGGGCTTCCCACGTGGATTTAAAGCCCCTGCTCGACGAGCTCTTAGCGACCGTCAAGTACGAGCACAAGCCGAAGCTGCCGCTCGCGGACGTGATACCCGATTCAGCCGGCAACGGTCCGGTCGAGGAAATCACTACGTTTCTGACGCTCTACAAGGCTGCGTGGACGCTCCACACGGGTTTTACGTTGCCCGCGAGTTCCCCGACTACGGGGTAAGCCTGTTCCTCGACCGCCCTCGCGGGCTGCTCAATTACGTAAATCTGCCGCCTCTTTGCGGGATGATTATTAGCGGTGGACTCGCGACGCTCGCGGAATTACAATCCGATTATGGCGTAAGAGACGCCTTCGACCTCGTAGAAGTTATCTCGGTCGACGCTTTCAACAGGCGCGAGATAACCCGACATGACCGTAATTGATGCCCTCGTAGTAGAACTCGGTCTTAACCCGGACGACTACAAACGTTCGTGGAAAGACGTTGAGCAATTCGACCAGCAAGCGCAGAAAAAGCGCGATACGGTCAACAAGAAAAATGACGCAGAGCAGCGCGAGCGCGCCCGCAAACTCAAACTCGAGGAGCAGGACCGCAAGAAATCCATCGACGGCACGACGGGCGCGATAGCGAATCTCGGGCGCACGCTGATAGGCGCCGTCATCGGCTTTGAGACGATTAAGGGCGGCCTCGAGTACCTGTCGCATATGAACGAAGCCCTCGCCGCGAAGGGGCGCACAGCGACCCGCTTAGGCGTCGACCCTGCCGCGCTCGACACGTGGGGTAAAGCCGCCGAGCTTGCCGGCGGCAAGGCTGAGGATGTCACAGCCACGGTAAGCGAGCTAGTCAAGGAGTTCCAGCAGCTTAAGACCGTGGGCGGGACGCCCGGTCCGTTGCTCACCCTCCTACAGCAATTCAGCGTGCCCTATCGCGACTTGAAAGGGAACCTCCTCGATATCGGTACGATATTCCGGGGTCTATCCGCCCGCGTGGCGGGCTTGGATGAGCAGACACGCTCAGCCACGCTCGCGCGCGGGGGAATTGCCGAAGGGCTCATCAATCTATTTAACGAGTCGCTCGAGAAGCAAAAAGAGGAACTCGACATTGCGCAAAAGCTAGTCATCGCAGACTTGGCGCGTGTGAAAGCGGCAGAAGATTTAGAGCGCGTAAAGGCGGAAGCGGCGGGGCGGCGCGATAAGCTCGGCGCTAAAATTGGCGACTTCGTTCGCCCCATCGAACAGACCATCATCGAGGGGTCGGGGGAACTGTCCGAGAGCCTCGTGAACGGGACGTTTGGCCGCGACCTAGGCAAGATTATCAGTTTCATTTTCTCGCAGAAACCAAAGAGCCTCGCGGCGAAAAATAACAACCCAGGCAACATCAAAGCGCTGCCCGGTCAACGGAGTGATATCAACGGGTTCCGCATATTTGCGACCGCGGCGGAAGGACTCGAGGCGATGCAAGGGAACGTCGAGCGCAAGCTTAAGCGAGGCAATGACACGATATCGAAGTTAATTACGGCGTACGAAGGCACCGACGCCATGAAGCATCCCGCCGATACTGAGGCGTACATCGCGCGCGTCGCGAAGTCGCTAGGCAAGGACCGGAACGCAAAGCTTACCGCGGCTGACATACCGGCGCTCATTACGGCCATGAGCGCGCAGGAGGCGGGCGTATCCGACCGGCAGCTTCGCGCTATCACGCCGAACGGCGCGACACCCTCACTGCCGCCACGCACGGGCAGCAACGGCACGGGGGCGGGCGGTGCGGGCGGCGGCACCGTGAACGTGCGGGTAGACCAGATAACGGTTAATTCCTCGCGCGCCGACCCGGCAGCCGTTGCGGACCAAGCGGCGGACGCGATACAGCGTAAAGTGACGGTCGCGCAAGCCAATGCGGGGCAGTCGTGATAATCACTCAAGGGTGGGGCGCAGGGCTCGGCATTCCCATAACCGTGGCTACCCCGCCGTTCCCGAACGTGCCCGCGCTTCTCGGCGTGCCGCAGCTTGCCCGCTCGTTGCTGGCCCCCACGAGCGCGCCGCCTACAATCGGCACGCAGGCGACCAGCGGCGCCTTGTGGCAATCTACGCAAGCGGCGCCCGTATGGGGCGTGTTCACCCAGGCGACACCCGATTTTGGGTTCGGTGCATCGCCGGGCGTGCAGGCGATAATCCCCGACAGCGTGACGGATTTTGGCTGGCGGCAAGAGTACCGCGTTTCGAATTACCAGATTCAGCAAGGGCAGTTCGCCAGCTACAACAAGGTTATTGTGCCGTTTGAAAACTCCGTGACGCTCACGAAGGGCGGCTCGCTGTCCGAGCGCACCGCGTTCCTACAGACGGTCGATGCAGTCGTTAACGATTTGTCCACGATGTACACCATCCGCACACCGGAGAAATCGTACCCCAACGTCGTATGCACGCGCGCGGAACTCTCGCGCCGCGGCGCCGGGAACTTCGCGTATTTCGACGTCGAGTTGTTTTTCGTAGAGGTCATCGACGCGACGGCGGTCTATTCCAGCACGTCCACGAATCTGTCTAATTCGTCCGTGCCCTCCGCGATACCGACGGCGAACAACGGACAGACCGCGCCGTCCGTGCCCTCGAGCGCCGTCCAGTCATCCGCGCTCGCGGCTATCGCGCCGCCCGTGCCGACAGGTTAACCCCGTGCTGCAAATTCCACTAAACGCCGTTCCCTCACAGACGCTTTCAATAACACTTGACGGGCAGAATTGCCAAATAGCGGTCTACCAAAGGGAACCCATCGTTGACGAGTATGGCGTCGCAGCGGGGCTTTTTTTCGATTTAACCGTAAACGGCGTGCTCATCATCAATACGGCGCGGTGCCTGGATAGGACGCCCATCCTGCAGGACCGGCAATACCTCGGCGTGGCGGGCGAATTTATGTTTCTCGACACCCTCGCGACGCAGGGCGGCCCGCCCACGTTCAACGGGGCGCCGCCGTATTACACGGGGCTCGGCGCGCAGTTCGTGTTGCTCTATCTCGGGCAGTCCGACTTAGCGGCAATCGGGTATACCAGTGGCCCTTAATCTCAACAAACAAATGCGGGTGACGTTCACGCTGAACGGCAGCAACGCCGTGTTCCCGGGTACGACCGCGAATCAGTTGCAGCTTACGGGGCTGCGCATGTCCGCTACGATTGTCGGCGGCGGGTATCCTGCGTGGCCGTCCGCAACCATCAAAATATATGGCATGGCGCTCAAGGACATGAACGCCCTGGCGGTGCAAGTCGTGGAGTTCGGCAAGACCGGCTACCTGCCGAACAGCGTGCTGGTTGAGGCGAACGGGGGCGACGGATGGGCGGCGGCGTACGCCGGCAACATCCTGACAGCGGCGACGGATTACTCTGCGCAGCCGGATGTCCCCCTCGTGGTTACGTCCATGTGGGGCGTGTACGATTCGGTCGCCCCCGCCACGATTACCAACTTCCCCTCGAGCGCGGCAGTTGCCGACGTGCTGTCGGTCATCATCGGCAAGATGGGGCAAGCGTTCATTAATAACGGCGTGACGGGCTCGACAGGCGGCGCGGTCTACTATTCCGGCAGCCTCACAGACCAGTTGCGCGCGGTCTGCGCGGCGTACAACTTGGACCCGACCCCGAACGGCACCAATACGGGCATTACCGTGTCCCCGAAAGGGCAACCGGATTCCGATGCGCCTATCATCCTGACGCCTCAAACCGGGCTCGTGGCGAATCCCGTCCCGCAAGCTAACGGGCGACTCACTGCGCGGGCGTTGTATAACCCTGCCTATCACGTGAAATCCCCCGTGACGATTCAAGGCAGTACGTCGGTCATCGATAACAACGGTGTGCCTACGTCGCTAAATTCCACGGCTAACGGTGAGTGGTTCGTGTCGTCGGTCACGAATACGATTGAGGCGCTAACACCGAACGGCGCATGGTTTTCAGATTTGCTGCTCTCGCCGCCATCGCTCGCTGTAGCCACGGGGGCGCAATGAATGTTCCGGGGTATGGGCTCGCGTCGGCCGTCGCAGACACGACGGATTACAACACAGTCCAGCTACAAATCAATGCGGCGCTCGCGCGCGTGCAGACGCTCTCGATTGTCGAGATTCAGTCGTGCTCAAACGACGGCGGCGTCGCGCCCGTAGGCACCGTGACGGTGAAAGTTCTCGTGAATCTACTGACCGGCAACGGGCAGGCAGTACAGCACGGCGACATCTATCAGGTGCCGTACCTGCGCGTGCAGGGCGGCACGAACGCCATCATTATCGACCCCGTGGCGGGCGATATCGGGCTGTGCGGGTTCTGCTCGCGCGATATAACGAACGTCAAAAACTCAAAGGCGCAAGCGAACCCGGGCAGCGCGCGGACATTCGACTGGGCGGACGCCGTTTATATCGGCGGGATGTTGAACGGCGCACCGGCCCAGTATGTACAGTTCAACGCCACGGGAATTACCGTTATGAGCCCGTTCGCGGTCGCCATCACGGCGACGACCACGGTCACGATTACAGCCCCGGAAATCATCCTCGATGGTGACGTGAGCATAGCCGGCACGGTCACGCAGACGGGCGGCGGCGCGGGGTCGTTCTCGGGCTCGCTGGCCGTCACGGGCGATCTTACCGGCGGCACCGTGAAACAGGGCGCCGTCGAACTCGGAACACACGTACACTCGGGCGTCGCAACCGGCGGCGGCGATACAGGGCCTCCAGTATGAACACACTACTTTTAGACGTTGGGCTGTGGGATTTGACGCTTGACGCGGACGGTAACATCGCTGTCGCAGCCGAGCCTTACGCGCTCGCGCAGGACGTGGCATCTGCCTGCCGTACGGTTCTGGGCGAGGTATACTACAATGTCTCGCTTGGAGTAGACTATTTTGGGCAGTTGTTCGGCAAGACGCCGCCGGCTGCGATATTTCAAGAGCAGTTTGTTGCCGCTGCGTTGACGGTGCCTGATGTCGTTTCGGCGACGTGCATCATCGAGGCGTATTCGGCGACGACACGTGAGACAACCGGGCAGGTGCTCTTTACAGATTCGAGCCATCAGACGCAGACGGTTTCTATATGACCGACACGACCAACGTACCTACGCCGGTATTCACTCCAACGGGGCTAGTCATCCCGACCGAGGCGGCGATTCTCGCGGGCGTGCAAGAGGACTATAACGCGGCGTTCGGCGGCAATTTGAATCCGGCGCTCAACACGCCGCAAGGTCAGTTGTGCTCGAGTACCGCGGCGGCTATCGCGAATGCTGACACCGTGTTCGCGACGTTCGTCAATCAGGTAGACCCGGACACCGCCACGGGGTTTATGCAAGACGCCATCGCACGCATTTACTTCCTGACGCGCAACCCCGCAATCGCCACGACGGTCAATTGCCAGTGCGTCGGCGTGTTCGGGACACCCATCCCCGTGGGCGCGCTCGTTCAGGATACGAGCGGAAACGTCTACGCCTGTACGCAGGCGGGCAGCATCCCCATCGGCGGCTCGATTACGCTCGCATTCGCGAACGTCACGGCGGGTCCAACCCCGTGCCCCGCGAATACGGTCACGCAGATTTACCAGGCTATCCCCGGGTGGGAATCGGTCAACAATTCAGGGGCGGGCGTCACAGGCGCCGCCGTCGAGTCGCCGCAAGCATTCGAGTACCGCCGCAAGCAGTCGGTAGGCTTGAACAGTCAAGGCTCGCTACCGGCGATTTACGCCGCGTGTTTCGACGTGCCGGGCGTTATCGACGTTTTCGTGACGCAAAACAATACGGGGTCGGTTGTCACCGGCACCATTGCCGGCAACCCGAATGCGACATCGTTTCCCGTCGCGCCGAACTCGGTTTATATCGCCGTTGTGGGCGGCGCGGCGCAAGCGGTCGCGAACGCCATATGGGCGGCAACCAACGTAGGGTGCGCCTATCAGCCGTCTTTCGTCGGCACGGGCTCGCAGGCGGCGGGCGTCGTCACAATCAGTGCGACCACGAGCGGCTACATTCTGCCTGGTATGACGCTAACCGGCGCTGTCGATACGGGCACAGCCACGGTGACATCTTACGGCACCTACACGCCCGCGACGGGCACCGGCACCCTGAACGTATCAACCTCGGGGACTGTGGCGTCCGGCGCCATTGCCGGCGCGCAGCAAGGCACGGCGGGCGCGACGCTCGTCAGCGAAACCGTGCAGGACACGAGCGGCTACAGCAATCCGATACCCTCGTATGAAGTCACGTACATCAATCCGGCGGACACGCCGATTTATTTCGCGGTAACGCTGCAGTCGAATATATTGCTACCGTCGAACATAGTGCCGCTAGTGCAACAAGCCATCATTGCGCAGTTCAACGGCACGAACGGGAATCTACGCGCGCGGTGCGGGGCGCTCATTCTCGCCTCGCAGTTCTATGGCGTGGTGTCGGCGATCGGCGCAGAGGTCGAGATATTGTCGATTTTCATCGGCTTCACCAGCACGCCCGCGTCGAACAGTTTGCAAATGGGCATTGATCAGGAGCCGACCATTTCGGCGGGCAACATTTCCGTTACGGTATGACATTCAAGGAATTAAATTTATGAGCGCTTATGGTAATCCCGGCTCGTGGGTGTCGGCGGGCACGCCGTTTTTTCCGCAAGGCGGAACGGTCGATATCGACAGCAACGGTTCGTCGCAGTCGGTCGAACTCGCAGTGATGGCGAACGAGCAAGTACAGGTATACAACGGCGGCACAACCGTTGCTTTTGTCGCGTTCGGTAACTCTGTGTCCGTTACAGCGGCTACACCGAACGGCTCGACGCCAGGCAGCTACCCGGTCGCACCGGGCGCCGTGATTGTCTGCACCGTGCCGCTCGGCACGACCTACGCGGCCAGCATTGGCGGCACGGGTGATGTCTACTTCACTCCTGGTTTGGGGAACTAACGTGCTTAAATCAGCAGGTGGCGGCGGGGGCGGGGCGCCAGTTACGCCAGGCGGCGCGAGCGGGACGGTCCAATACAACAACGCGGGCTCGTTCGGCGGCACTCTGTCCACGTGGGACGGGACTAATCTAACGTTGCTCGCCGCAACGGAAGTTTCAACCACGGGTGGCAGCATCACAATGCAAGCCGGAGGCAACGATACGGGCGGGCAAGGTGGTAGCGTCACTATCGGGTCCGGCATCGGGGACATTTCGAACGGGTACGTGCTGATTAGTTCGGCCGGCGGGGACACGCCGAATCCCGGCGAGATTTTTCTGTTAGCTGCCGCAAATCTCACGCTGTTCACGAACGCGGCTCTTATCGCCTCGATTGGCGGCCAGACCGGCGTGACCGGGCAAGCGCTCGTTAGCAACGGCGCCGGGGGCGTCTCATGGGGCACAGCGGGGGTGACCTCGATCGGCAGTTCAAATCTGACGATTGGCGGAACGACTACCGTCCCGACGGTGGACCTGTCCTCGACTCAAGTCACCAACATCGGGGCTGGCGGCACGGCGTTGCAGTCGGCTAGCGTTACCAATTCAGTCACGGGCAACGGCACGGCCGGCTCGCCGCTGAAACTGTCGGGTGATTCCGCCTCGCCCGGCAATAATTATTACTATGGAACCAACGGCAGCGGCGTTAAGGGCTGGTACGTCGACACGGCCGCCGCGAACCCGTCGGCGTCGGTCGGCCTCTCGGCCGTCAACGGATCGGCGTCAACGTGGATGCGCTCGGATGCGGCTCCGGCGCTCAACCAGTCGATTAGTCCGACGTGGGCGGGCTCGCATGCTTTTACAGGCAGTCCAGCGATTTCCACGTCAGAAACGTACATCAGCCCGGGCGTTACCGGGGGCGGCGGTCCCGGCTTGGCGTGGGGCAACGCGAGCGCCGCGACCGACTATAAACTGTGGAATTTTTACGCCGACACTACCACG